CCATAGATTATCTAGTGTCCCCCCACCTGAATACGTCTGATTGAGGATTAGTCCAGCCCCACTAGCTGCCGTGGATATGCCATCTAAAATTAAGACACAACCGCTACTACCAGCTACAATCTTAGTAGTTCCCGTAGTCCCAGGATCTAAAACAATATCTGTTGCAGCAGAAGATACAATTGATCCATCAATACTTAATCCATCACTATAAATAATCCCATCACTATAGATATCCTTCCATTGTTTATCCGAAGTTCCTAAATCATCAGTATCATCAGTATCAGAAACAAGAGAGAGATTACAGGCAACTGCGACAAGGTTATCTAAAGCAACAGTAGCTCCACCACCAGGCCCAGCACCCAAATCAGACCAGGCAAGTCCATCATTAGAATATTGCCATTTTGAACCAGAACTTTGATATTTTATATTAGGTAAATTAACATCACCATTATTTGCATAGATAAGGATATCTGCATCAGCACCTTCACCAATTTTAAGTAGAGTATCAGATATCTTAACTTCACCAATCCCATTAGGATCTAATGTAATATCACCATTACTAGAAGTCCCAATTGTTCCACCACTAGTAAGGGTAATATCTCCAGCTAAAGTTAGTCCATTAAATGAGGGTGAATCGGAAGATGTTAGGCTCTGTGTGATATAGGAGTGGTCCGTGCCTACATTAGATACATGAGAATATGCTGCATTCCAGTTTGTGCTACCGTTAGTAATCGCAGAAACAGTTCCAGCAGTTCCTAACAAGATCCCACCTAAAGTTCCGATTGTTAAACCTGCGAAGGTTGGCGTAGCAGCAGCACTGACATTCTGTCCTAAATAGGAATGACTTGAACCATTGGCACTAATATGTGCAGTTGCTAAATTTACATCTGAATGGCTCGATCCCGATGCTGAAACATGAGCATATGCCGCATTCCAATCACTTGAGCCATTAGTTACCGCAGAAACAGTCCCAGCAGTTCCTAAAAGTAATCCACTTAATGCCCCAAGTACAACCTTACCAGAACCACCTGGCAATAAGGAGATATCATTATTTGCAGTTGTACCAAGTCTCAATGGGCCAGCACCAAATATCTCCCAATTTAGAGTTCCTCCCTTGACCTGAGATTCAATGTATAAACCATAGTTATTGGTTAACAAACCAGCACCAGTTGGGTTACCAATAAATACACCGTATCTATTAATTAATGTCTTAGTTACAGAAATGCTATTATTAGCAGATAAACCGTAATACGTAGTTGTATTCTCACCAATGCGTGCTGTTAAAGCAATAGAATAGTCCGACCCCCCACCTGTATAAGTACAATCATCTGCAAAAGCTCCACCATTAGTTGCTGTCTGTGTACCCTCAACAGTTACTATACAATTATCTGTTGCTCCAGAAGTAAAACTTACATATCCACTTCCATTTGGATCTAAAACAATATTCCCATTTGCAGTTGTAAGTATTGATCCACCAGCAGTTAGAGTAAGATCAGTAGTAAGAGTTAAAGAATTAAAGGTTGGGTCTGAAGTGGAAGTAACGCTCTGATTTATATAGGAATGATCCGTGCCGTTGTTTGAAACATGATTATAAGCTGTGGCAACTTTAGAATGACTACTACCATCTGCTGAGACATGTGCAGAAGCTGCATCCCAGGCTACTGAGCCGTTTGTAATAGCTGAAACAGTCCCATTGGTCCCAAGAAGGATACCAGCTAGAGAACCAATCTTTAGACCAGCAAATTCTGGTGAGCCAGCAGTAGAACAGTTCTGCCCAAGTTTAACAGTTACGCCATTAGGGATATCGTCAAGTGAGACTTGCCCTGCTCCTGTACCCCACTCTATTTCGGTATCCTGAATTGAATCGCCTAGGGTTCCACCACCCCCACCTACTTTAGAACTAAAATATACTACCACTAGTTACCAATTATGATGTTGGCGCAGTAATGGTATAGTACCATACTACAACCCTAACCTTCATATTATTCACTGTAACATTCGAGTTTGTTGTAAGTGTCAATGTCTGAGCTGTTGTATTCATTATTGGGGCAATAACACCAGCTTCATGGTTTGAAAAGAAAGTACCAGTCTGGTTTAATGAAGCACAAGCAGCCCCATCAATGAATTCATCTAAATTACCCCCACTAGTTCTACCAATATCTAATGTAGTAGCTCCACCACCTGGAGCATCGGTTACAATAAATGCTACTCCCATTATGAGCGAGTTCGCAGGAGCCATATTTGCTGTGGTTACAACTCCCCCAGCCCCTTGACCTACTGGAATTGTAACTTCCTCTTGCATGGATATTATATTAAATGATGCCCCATATCCTGCATTGTAAGTTGCATTAGTCTCACCTGTCTTTGAAGAAAAGAATACTGCACACATTATGCGCTCCTCCATATTCTAACCTTATAGTCACCATCATTTGCTCCACCACTTGTTACAGTCTTAACTCGTACATATGTTGGACAATATGGAGTATCACTATTAAATTGTGTTGTTGAAGTAACGGAAGCTACTCCCCATCTTGCATTTGTAATATCCTGGTAAGTATATGATGTATAGGCCACCGATGAATCATTATCAAAGGTTGCTTCAACTGTTACAGTTATAACATCAGCTCCACCTACCTTAATAAATTCAATACCAAAATACTTATATCCACGCATTGGAAAATAATAATAATTAGTCGCATTAGTTTCATTAGTTACATCTGCGAGTGGAGTCCATCCTTGTTGAGAAAATATTGTTCCCATTTTTCCCTCTTAATTTAAAACCACCTCTTTTGGTGTAGGTTCAGGTTCAGGTTTAGGTTGTTCTTTGTTATCTTTCTTTTCGAGTTCAACTAATTCGCTAATACTTTCAATAGCACCTTCAAGTTTCAGTTTAATAGTGTTAGCCCGTTCAAGAGCACCTATTAATTTATTACGCTCATCATTTACTTTAAGTAATTGAGATTTATAGCTTTCGAGAGTTTCTTTTAGATCCATATCATTCTCCTTTAAAGGGTTATTAGTTTGAGAAGTGGGGGAACCCTTATCCCCCACATTCCCTGTTTCAACGGTTCGATTGATCTTATTTCCCTTTTTAAATAGATTTCTCACGAAACCTTTATTTTAATTAACGGTTGAAATATTCAATGAACCGTAGATTTTTATTCCTCTAAATTTGGCTCGCAGTATAGTCAATTCTCACACCTATTACATAAGCATCAACAGCCAAATCATCACTTGCATGGTCTGCATCACGCATAACTTTAAGAAAAACATAATCACCAGCAGCCCATTCAGTTGATGCAGTAATGGTTGTGCCAGCACTAACATTTAAATCCCATGCTGTAGAACTAACTTCTGTGTCATTCATTGTATCAACATTGCCTGCACCAGTTGTTAATTCATCCTCTGCCAATGGAACTGATGTAAATTCCCAATAACATTTCTTTCCACCTGTAGCATCATTTGCAGCCCAATATAGATATATCGTTGCATCACTAGCAGCCTTCCAGTTATCTGGAACTCTAAAGGATGTTGTTATTGCTTCATCAGCAGCAGCGTCCATAGCCCAACCACTACCCATAGTTCCAGCCAATAGTCCTAATGCAGCAGCACCAGTATGTAGGGAGAAGGATTGTGCAGGAATCCATAGGGTTTTAGTTGGACATGCGGAACCAGCAAAACTAATTTTACCAGTTGCGCTAGTAAATGATGTATAGTTGGTTGATCCACCATCTCCGACTGTAAAGTTACCAGCTAGAGTTGCATGAGTTGATGTGCCAGTATTCTGGATTAAAAATTCAGTTGAAGTACCAATCTGAAGGTTTACAGTATCATTAATAACTACTGTACCTTTAGTAATATGCAGTGAACCATTATTAGCTGAATCTAGGTTTACTAGATATGAACCAGCAGTGGTAGCAGCTTCATCTTCGATATATAAACCTTTGCCATTTATCGCTGCGGCATCAGCAGATGTCCCACCCAGTTTAACATAGATTACACTTCCAACTTCGGCAACGGCTCCACTATCACTCCTAAAATCAAGTGCGGCACCTCTATTTAGTGTACCAAGCCATGGACCAGCATCAACTATTGTATGTTGACCCGTCCAACTATTAGCAACATCAACTAGGATACCTTTACCAGCAGCAATTAGGTCTGAAAAATGCACGCAAGTACCACCTTCACTATCAATCTCTAATCCATAGTGACCTGCTGTAGTTGAGTTCTGATCTACAAATAGAGCCTTCCCACCAGCAGCATTTGATTGACCTACTGTTAGAACTGGACTTGTACCTGTGCCATTATTTCTCGAAATATTGTTTGCTTCATCTGCTGTGTTGTCTACTGCTATAATACCTAGATCTAAATCAATATCGCCTGCTGTAATTTGTAAGTCACCAGCAGTAATTGTGAGAACATCTGTTGAAGCGTTACCAGCAATTATTGTTGCTCCATATAGACCAACGGAAAAATCATCGGCTGCTCCGTCATAACACTGTAAATATTTACCAGTAAAACCAGCAGCAGAAGTTTCCAAATACACAAGAGATCCAGTATCAACTGTGTTTGCAGTAATTGATAAAGCCTTCCCAGTTGTAAGTGAGGTTGAAGTAATAGCAGCAATAGTTGTGGTTGTAGCAGCATTATTTGTAATAACAGCAGTTGCGCAAGCAAGTCCTGATAGACTTATTGTACCAAGTGTAGCTAGTCCACTAACTGTTAAATCCCCATTACATGTAACATTACCTGTAAGTGTTGAAATTCCACTTACTGATAAAGCTCCAGTTAGGGCAGCTCTGCCAGCTAGTGTCCCATCAAGGTAGGCTGTTGCGTTAAGATACATTCTATCAGTATAAGTATTTGCCCAATACACAGTACTTGAACCTAAATCATCAGTTGAATCTGCATCGGATTTAAGAGTAGTATTTATTGCACAACCAGCAATATTATCTAATGCAACTGTTGTATAAGCTCCCCCTCCAGCAGCACCTAATGTAGTCCATGAACCAGTTCCATCATACCACTTTAAAGCTCCATCATCATTTGCTAGACGCCCATACGACCCATCAACTGTTAGATTACTGTCTGTTGGAACTGCACTATTCATCTTAATAGATAGTCCAGCTTCTCCAATTTCAACACCCCTTGATGGGGTACTTCTATTTAATCTTGATCCAATTCCACCTAAATTTGCCATGATTAAAACTCCTTAACTATCCAGAATCATTTTTGTGATTCCCGTGATTATTTTCAAAACAACCACCGATAGTCTTTTAATATTATTTTATTTCATCTGTAGAAGGGGGGATTAATTTCCCCCCTTCCATATTAACATTCGTTAAATTCCAGCAGATCCAAAAATCGCGTATGGATGCCATACATCACATACCCATCTAAACCTTGCTCTTGTTACTGCTGTACCACTTTCCTCTTTAATAAAGTTATTTACAGATAATGGAACTCTTTCAAATGCCATTAGTCCCGTATCAGAGGGTTTCCCTACAATATAGAAACTATCGTCATCAGTAATATACGGGCTAACTAGAACCTGCACTTTATTATAAAGTGGATTTACTGAACGTTCGGCCGTATCTGGCCTTTCTGGAGAACCAACTATTGAATTTCCCATTAGTTCGCCATCTGGTGGAACCAGAAGGTATTGCGGTAGAATATTAACTAGCATACCTCGATGGTTTACCGTTTTCATCATTGCAACTCTAAGTGTATTGTAGTTATTGTAATCAAGATCAACGTGAGTCGCTAATCTATTTGCAAATGTTCCTCCACCAGCTAGTGGGTGAGAAACCGAGAAAAGGTATTGACCAGACGGAACTGTAGTTGTAGCAAATCCGTTCTGAACTATATTAGTCATTTTAATTTCTTTTGTTTCAAATGCTCCACGCCCTAATGTCGCAGCAGCTCTTTTAGGAATATTCCATTTATCATCTTCACGTGCTATTTCAGTTACATCAAAAGAATTTGTGTATTGAAGTGGCACAAAATTTTTGGAGAATACGGGATAGATTTCATCTCTATACGCATTTTCTCCTTCTGCGGTCTGCACAAAGGCTCCCAGCCCTGTTACTTCATCAATCTGTTCTATCGAATTACTTGTTCTCTCTACGTTATAAACTTTCTCCATTATTGATGGATACTGATTATAACTATCAATTACGACTGCCCTCAGTGCTGGCAACATAGTAGCCAGATACTGATTGGGGAATCTTAACCTATTGAATGACATTTTTTATCTCCTTAGTTTCTACTTAGATTCCAGCAGAATCTTTTAATATATGTTCGTTAATTAAAACTTCAACAATCTGATTTGCTCCATATGCATTGGCTGAAGCTGTGTAAGTAGCTTGCATTGGATACAAGGCTATAATTTTAAGAGTTGCAGCAGCATTACTTACTGTTGCGCTTACTTGATGTCCTGAAAGGCCTCTTACCGTATCAGGACCTTCACTAGCGTCCAAATCACCGCAAGAACCAATACAAGCTATGTCAAGTGTTCCAGCATTAACCTGAGCCTGGAATACTGTTGTGGGACTATAGTAAACAAGTACCGTCCCAGCAGTTCCAGTTGTGTGTCCACACGCAGCTACACCAATATTATTGACGTTTGTGGCAGCAGACGGGGCTACATATCCATCAGTATCTAATTTCAATAGATCCCCTGGATAAATAGTAGCCGCAGCATTATCTACATTAAATTCCTTCATAGGAATACTTGCGCCACCAACTAAATCATATATTGGCCTGAACCCGTGTCCGAAATCTAAATTGGCCATAATTTACTCCTTAAATTCTCATTAAATTCCTGCATTTAATTTTAATAAACTTTCATTTAAAATAACTAACATCTGGCAATTAGCTCCTGTTGCATTACTTACAACTGGGAGTTCACCTATAATTTTCAAATCTTTTGTAGTTGACCCTACGTCTGAAGTATCTATTTCAGCAATTGAATGAAGAGATGTAGGAACTCCTACTGTTAAATCAGCACATGCCCCAATATCAGTAACAGCTTCCGTTTCATCATTTTGTACACTATAAACTACATATGGATTTAGGTTAACTAAGACCGATGGGGTTCCAGAAGCAGCAACTGCATTCTGGGCAACTCCCCATATCGCATCACTTCCAGTAGAAGCCCTTTGAAGATATCCATCAGTAGTCATCAATACTGGATCGCCAATTCCAATGGCAGTTGTTCCATCTGACGTATATAGTTTTGAACAGGATACATCCCCAACAATTGCAAATCTAGCTCTCAGACCATGAGGCGCATCACGATTTGCCATATAAACTCCTTTATAAATTTATATTATGTATAGATTTTCTTTTTCGGTTCAACGATCCCTGCATCCCTAATCATCTTATCCCTCATCTCATTAAATTCTTGTTCAGGTTGAGACTCCCTATCCTTGTTGTATTGAAGCAAATAACGTTCTTTTGCTTTAGCTACTTCTTCAGGCATTTTAACTAAGATAGAAGAACCTATTCTTTTTACTCCATGATCCTTGTCATCACCAAAGCCACCCATTCCATAATCAGGACGACCTGGCAGTGTTTCAGGATCAGAGGCCGGAACAATTTTAAAGTTGGGATCAAGACGACCAGATTCAATCTTTTTCTGACTAGCAAACCGATACCTAAACTTTGGGTCTTTTTTATCTACTTCAAAGGGTTGCGCAGGATTCCATCCAACATATTTTTCTGCATCCTTTTCAGTAAATTCTTTTCTTGAAGAATTAACTTCAATTCTAGGCCCATTTACTTTTTCGGCTTCTTTAATTTCAGCTATTGATTGATTATACTGAATAACCCTTTTTTGAACATCAGGTGACAGATGCTTAAAACATACTGGCCATCCTGGGTAGGGAGGTTCTCCGCAGCTTTTACCTGTTTCTTTAATATGAGCTCTACAGCCGCCAACAGTAGGATGTTGCTGCTCTTGGGAACCAGTTTCAGGTTTTTTGTTGTTGTTACTTTGTTCTTTTGTTACATTATTTGTTTCCATTACTTCTCTCCTCTTAGGGCTTTACGCACAGTATCTTTTTCTTTCATTTCTCGTTGCATGGCCGATTGTTGAGACTTGTAGGATTTAATACTAACTCCCATTCTCGCAGCACATTCCTTTTCAATATCAGAGACTTCATCTGAACTTTCTTCTGCGTAAGGTGAAGATTTCCCTGTGCCAGCATCAAGAGTTGAATGATAGGACAGTTTCTCACGTCTATTGTTTTCCCTATCTTTATTTAGACGTCCTAATCGTTCCTGCATGTATTTTGGGTTTTCTGCAAACACTCGAGCCGCAGCATTATAGATTCCCATTGGGGAGTTTTTTAATGATGGGTCATTCCGGTAAAGATCAAGAGCCTCTTGATAGAAGGCACTTCCCTTATCCTTCATTTCTGGGAATGTTTGTTCAACCTTATTTACAGCCCCTATTTTTTGGAGTTCTTTAGAAATATCTCCAACAACAGCATCCTTTAGTTGTGCCATTTCACGCCTTGTAATTTGGCGAGTAGCCTCAATAGGATCGTCCTGATAAATAGCTCTCAATTGATCTTCGCTAGCTCCAGGACTTATGTGGTTCTGAGTAACATTAGATTCCAAAGCATTTAACCTGTCAAAAAGGGATCGTCTTTCCTCTTCTATACGATCAAATTTTTTGTCTGTTATTCGTTTCAATGCAAACCATTCATTTTTCCAATTCACATCTTCAGTAGATGGTGAGTCTACTATTTCCTCGGAGGATTTCATTTCCTCTTGAGGGGCCTCTACCTGTTGCTCTTCTGACATGTTTGTCCTCCTTTTTGTTCAGCAGTTGATCTCGGTTGCGAGCCGGAAAGAAGAATCTCTTTTCATCTTTCAATTATTCATCACTACTATTATCACCACCAATAATTCTAATGATGGGTTTATAACCAAAATCTATTCCTATTTCTTTGGATAGATCGGACATTAATTTTATTACTCCAGCAATAACCCCTTTGTTATAACAATAAGCTCTTTCTAATGAGTTACCTGGGATAGTGTTACCACCATAAGCTTTAGGTGTTTCATAAATGTCTAACGTACATAGTCTATTTTGATTTCTTGATTCAAAGATTCGTAGCCATTTAAGAAAGACCTTAAAATCATCAGATACAGACATTTCTCTTAACACTTGTATTTCTTCTGGTATCATTCTCATTGTTCCATTCCTCCCATTTCGTTAAACTCTGGAGCTTGGGGTATTAGCCCAGCATTAGCTCCTTGTTTCATCATCCCAGGTTGTTGTGCTATCCCAAATACTCGTTGTGGTTGAGCAGCCCCTTTTTGTCCCGTAGAGGCAGCAAACATTTGTTGTTGTAAGAATTTCAATCGTTCTGTTTTTTGTAGATGATCATTAAATAGCGGCATATGAGCTGGGGGTACTGCCCCAACTGCCGGAGAAGCTAGAAAATCTAAATGTATTTTTTCATGATAGGCAACATCTTCTGTAACAACTGGTTCTACTCCCTTACCTTCAGCCATCATCACATTTTCAAGACCTGGGTCCATTGGAATTGGGGTAGTTTCTTTAGGTTTAGTAATATAAGAACGTGCATCCTTTTTATCGAAGGTCTTACATAGATCACGGAGCAAATTATAAATATTCATTGGGGTAATAAGACCAAGTTGCATAAAAAGCATAAGCCGTGTTGGTTCAGTTAATTGTTGATAGAGTTGTAGAGATTTTTCTAACTGAAGAGCTTCATTTGTATTTGTAGTATTACCTGAGAATATAAAGTCGAATTTCCCTTGAATATCTTTTACATCAGAGATTTCTACATAAATATTTTCCCCACCCTGGCCTGTAACACGAAACGCAATTCTGCCCTTATCAAGAGGAAGGAAATGGAGGTTTAGTTGATGAACTTGAGTAACAAGTTCTTTAAATCCTATTTTTATTCTATCGATAAATAAGTTAAATCGGTAATTACCTTCATTAATTATAGCTTGGGTGCCTGTTGCAGTTCTCGTTGCCCCAACAACAGTTGGTTGACGGCCCATTGCCATGTCACTAGCACCTGTTAGCTTTTCAAAGTATTGTAAGAATAAAGATTCTTCTTGAAATCCTATTGTTTGAGTTTGAGCAAATTGTGGAAAATAGACATTAGCTTGAGGGTTATCGAGAGGGATTAATTTACCTGGTTCTAAAGTATAATCTTCCCCTGCTAATCCACAAGCAGGATCAATAAAACCAAAAGGAGTAGAGGTAATAGTACCATGATTTAACCTTTGATTATGAACCTTATTAATTTCATCTTGAACACCTTCGAGTAGTTGAGGAAGTCCCATACTATAGAAACATCCTGGAACACGTATAAGGTGTATATCAATAAAAGGACGCTTATTATTTGGACAGACTTTGGTAAGATAGTCTTTAAAAAGAAGTGTCGAAGTATCTCTATGGACAACAGCAACGATTTCTTCATCGATCCCATCACCATTTAAATCATACCGACCATACCATTCAAGTAGATCATGTCTATTTTCTTTCCCAGTTCTACCAACATTAACCACGCCAGTTTCATCGTCAATGGCTTCTTGGATTTCTCGTTTCTCCCCAGAAGATCCCATTGTCCTAGAGAGTAATTCTTTGCCTACATTACTATAAATACCAGCCTTACCTTTTGCTTTTATTACATGGGTTGGAACATAACATCGGTGGATACAGTGGTCTGCTTCGTCAGCTTGAACTCCTTCTGCATAGCTAGGAACATAGAAGTCTTCAATAGGTAGAGGGGTTACAACAATACCTGAAAAATTAATTATTTCCTCTACAGTTTCCTCCCCGTACTCATTTACATTTATTACCTTTTGTTTATCTTCTTCCCACCTAATTTTTAAAATACTAGTTCCATAGATTGAACAATTGCGCATCCAATCATCTATAGCTGCCTTAATACCACGTCTATAGTTAGCATGTTCAAGGAGTTGCCAGTTTAGAAAATATTGGAGTTTCTCTTCATTAGGAACATCAGTTTCTTCAGTAGCTCGAACATTTACAATTGGTTCCATCCCAAAAATAGCGTTATAAAGACGTGGATGTAGAGTCTCTATAGCAATCATAGTAATTGGGATATTGACATTAGCAGCTCCATCCCAAGGTAGAATAATCTCTTCATCTTCAACACCAAGATAGGTCTTGGTATACTTTTCCCATTTACCTTTTAACCAACTCCGATCAACATCATCTGACCGAAAATCTTCTAAGACCCTACTAACTAATTCTTTATCTTTTTTATTCATTAATGTTTAGTTCCGTAAGCGTAATATATTGGTTTAATGTTTTTCGTCTGATTAGGTCTATGAATCGTTGAAATAATTATGCGAATATTATCTGGAAAGTGGTCATTAACTTTTTCTGGTTCTGCCTTATAACCATATTCTGGATACCGTTCACGTCTGTGTGTGTAATGAAGCTCATCAAATTGTTCGATATGACCTGGGCAATCTGACGAGATCATAAGATCAGGTAATTTAACATCGCTCCGTTCGGTAGCTTTAAATACACACATGTCATCAATTTTAGAGAGCATGGCTCCTTTGTTATGTTTGTAACCGTTCTTAACAAAGATACCTGCATCTTTTAGTTCGCTTGCCCAGCTTCTATCTCTTTCTTTTCTATGAATATTAGCTAGAGAGTAATCGATAAATGTTGCTACAACTCGGTTACTATTGTACCGACCCAGTAACTTCATTCTTTTAGCGAATATAATATCTGGGAGTTCTCCAATAGGGCCGTTATTTACAGCTTCCCCTACAATATAGAACCGATTCTGGGGAGAGCGTGCTACCCAAGAGACGTAATCAGCTTCACTATCATGAGGATCTATACATTCATAAACATCCCAATTGTTTTTCATAAGATTAACAGGAGGGATGATGTGGCCAGAGGGATAGGCTCGCGGGGAAAAGTGTTCAAACACTCGACCTGACAGGGAATAAAGTCTACCCATCTTTCTTCTTTCTTTTTCTTCTGGGCTCATTGTAAGAAAGAAGCTATCGATGGATTCCTTCGGGAGGAAAGGATTTTGAGCCATATCCCATTCAAAGACTTCTATATTTTTAGTATCAGCTTTCTTTAAAAGTTTACGCTCTATCCAAGGTTCATTAGCAAGAAGAGTCATTGTCATCCAAGTACGCCCACCATGTTTAAGTAAACCACGTCTAACTTCATTAAAAAGAGTTTCAGGTACTTCTTCATCAAACCAGGCGTAGTGATAGGTTCCTGCTTGGAGAGCTCCCCGCTCTTGCTTATAAGAGAAGAACTCCATTACACTTCCATTCTTAAACCGTATTAGGGATATACAACCAGATTGACTATCTTTTTCGATATGAGCAATTGAACCAGCCGGGCACCACTCATTTAATTTTGGGATAATATTTCCTTTACCATCAAAGTCTCCAATCAGGTCCCAATTATGAGTTCCAATTTTACCACGATTAGGGATAACCCATTTTCTATAAGGATCACGATTAAGGGCTGCACGAAGGGATTGAATAGCTCCAGCAGTAGTTTTTCCACCTTGATTAGCAGCTACAATAACACGAAGTGGGGCTTGGGATTTAAGAAACTCTTCTTGGTGACCAGCAATGGGTCTAAATTTAGACAAAGGATCAGCACGATCAAAAGAGACTTGATCTTGTAAGTTTTTAAGAAACTCACGAGCCTTATCATCATCTAATATTTCAGGGTGACTCTCATAAAACTCTAGGGCTTCAATCAGTTCTGTTAGATCCTGCTGACTTAAGTCCCCTAAAGGTTTCGAGAAGTCCTTTTGTAGCTCCAAAGATGTCTGCTCGGTTGAGTTGGGTAGGGTCTATCGTGGTCCCTACAGTAATATTTTTCGTAACGGGCCCGTGCCCTGTAACAGCCATTAGGTGTTTAGCCATATCAGCTCTCACCTTTTCAGATTTTGCAGTTTTCATAAGTCCATAACATACAGCATAACTACTTTTAATTATTTCAGGATGTTTAGTTCTAATATCACCAACATTCATAAATTCTTTAATCGTACTAATAAAGACTTCAGGATTATCAACAATAGCCTCACAAGCTAGGCTCTGGTGATCTACCAAATATTTAATTAACTTATTTTCAGCATCCTTAACTTGCCGTCTTGATACATGACCTAACTTATTTTTTTTTACCTCAATTGGTAAAAGTGCACTTTCAGCTCTAATTAAACTAGTTTCAGCATCTTCAGTTAAACTAATCATTACCACCTAATTTGCCTCCCCCTTAGCCCTCTCAAATTTTCTTAACTCATAATCCTCATAAAACTTCTCACCTGGACGAACTACCACACTACCCTTCAAATACTCAGTCTCTACTAACCCATCAAACTCTAACTTGGTTAGTAACCTTAAAATTAATGGAATAACTGTATCTGAGGCAAATTTAATACTAGGTAACCTGCTACCTACTACAGGTATTAAATTTAAATCACATAGAGAGTCTTCCTTAGCCCCTATACACGCTCTACCAAAATCAATTATCTCTGGTGACATTCTTATTTCCCCTTCTCCACCATCTTGTCCTCAACACTACCCTTGTAATAACAAATACAGTCCCTCATGTTCATCCTACACAATAAATCTAATACCTCCCTAGTCACCCTCTCAATCTCCCCTAACTTCTCCTCAATACCCTTTAACCTCTCCGAACTAACCGTATCAGTCCATGTGAGAACTGGTACTTCCCCTGTCCCTGTCCAATTAGTAGTTGCACTCACTACACTAACCTCATTAACAAATTAACCCCCACTGCTACCCCAATTATTACCCACCCTAACGGAACCCCAAGCCTACTACCTACCCCCTTGACCAGGAGCCCCATCCCTAAATGCAAATGTGTAACACCAAACCCCTCCCCACCTAAATGGTACAAATAACCCTAATAAGACTTTAAACAAATAGTATAATGATTTCAACTGCTTAGCTAAGATACCTGATATTTGAGAAAAGAATTTGAGGGGGGAATCATACATACTGTAGATGGGGTGCCGTACTTGCGTCATTGATTGCCTTATCAAGGTTGCATTACATTACACTATACATATTCTGAACAATAACTAATGATAAGTCAAGCACATGCTTTAATACATAAGCATATCATATAGTTACAAATATGAATGTGTTATATGTACTATAAAAGGTTGGCTGTTGATGCTGATTGGTTAGTGTGTAAGCCCTTGGTATCACATGCTTACTGCCGATAAGTACCTTGTCGCCAAAGAACACTTGCTACCCTAACAAGCTGGCTACCCTTTCACATCTAATGATATCCATAACTTACGTTGTTGACTATAATCCTGTACCAAGACTGTACTAAAACCTATGTATTTTAACGCATACTGTCATCATTCTAACTAATTGATATCATTATTTAAAAGAATCTTTCTTTTTATGCATGGAACGTTCTTCCGCCCCCTTCTTACCATACATTACCATATCTTAATTAGTATTTAGGCCAACATATTTCTTTAGATAGTATATTAACATATACTAATACTCTTCTTTTTTTTTACATTACTAACAGTATTATATATAATATATATATAATTAAGTATTATACTAACTAATATTATATTTATCATTAGTAACATATTAATAATCTTAAGATTAATATAGGGTTATAAGATATAGATAGAGATATTAGTTAAGAGATAAAATAGGGGGTGACAACAGGTAGGGATAGGGGATTTAGATTTGGGGTTAGATTAGGGTTAGTATTTTGTTAGGATGACTTAAATAGTTCTTTTAGCTTCCACTTAAGGAATTGTTTAAGTGATTGCTCTCTGATGCCACGTTTATATCCTTCGTTAAATCCTAAGTGATAACTAGAAATATAATTAACTAATTCATTTGCTCCAGCTAATGGAAACCTTTCTAACATTCTAAAATAAAGATCATCTTTTGGCATATTTTGGAGATATTTAGCGAACCCTTCTAACCTCTTATATTCTTCTATTTCTTTACTTTCCATTGTTTTTACCAACTTTCTTCCTCATTTAAAGCCCTACCATTCAATTTAAATTAATGGCCTTGATACTTATCCTATACCTTTCTAATATTAAACCCATCTAAGTTGATAATCTTTCTTTATCTTAAATCGACAGGAACAATAATAAGTAAGAGGCGGGGGATTAGTATTATTGCTACAATAAGAAGCTAAAACCATTAAAGGATTAATAGAAACTTGAGAAAGATCTGTTAAAATCTGAGAATGGCCTTTTTCTTCCATTATCCCCCCAATAAATATTTTGATATAATTTGAATCTGTTTTTCTTCCGGTAGACTAAAAAAATAATCAACAGCTACTTCCAAAATTATATTTTTCCCTAATCTTGGATTTTTTTCTGCTAATTTATGCCAGGAATTTATCAATGATTCCGGGAGTCTTCCCCCAATCGATATTTTATTTTCTTTTTCTTCATTTATTTTACTTGACATAAGTTTCACTTTGTTATATTTTGTTGTACATGACATTAAAGATTATAACAGATTGTAAAAACGAGTCAATAGAAAAAGAGGGTGAGAATATGAAAACAGAAAAGAACATGGGGTTATGGCCTAGTATCGATCATAGTTTCATTAGTCCTAATGGTTCGACATCAGCTCTTGCTAAAAGGCAATACATGGAAAGGTTTTCTAAAGAACTATTCCCCGAAGGCTTCCCACAACCTACTTGCCCACAACCAACAGAGAAAGAATCATTACTAAGACACGCTAGAATGTGGAGAGAACTTGCGGAGCGTGGAGTAGGCCCAAGAAAACACCTAAAGGCAGCCATAGAAGCAGAATTAAAGGCATCTAAATTATAAGAGGTGAGATATGGGCGGTACAATCACAAAAAAAGAAGTTTTAAGACACTCAATCCTAATAATTCATCAGTTTGGTATCAGAGTTTATTTTAGAGCTTTGTTTAGAAACCATAAAACATTTTTAGAAATTCTTAACCATAAATAGAAAGGGGAGGAAATGAAAAAACTAATTCAAATAATTATTATCCTAGTCTTCGCTTACTTTTCCCTTGGAGTAGCTACCAGAATCTTGGAAGTGCCAATAGTTGTCGGCTATCGGATAGCTTGCGAAACCTTAGATCCTTTCCACAACCACAAAATATGTGATGACGTGGAATGGCTTGAATATCAGGTGAGATATCAAAGCAAATAGATGAATTAATTAGAAAGGAGAAAGTAAATCGTAAAGAATTAAAAGAATTAATTGAGGACTACATTTTTACTAATTCTCTAATTAGCCTAAACAAAATGATAAGTGAAATTTGTTTAGAAGCAACGAAGCGGTGTAAAAAGTCTAAATCAAAATCAGATAGACTTACAGGAGATCAGTTTCCTTTTTTCTTTTCAACCCAAGAGGGCATAGAAAAGTTTTTTAAAGGATTTTTCCATAGTTCCCATAATCTCAAGATACTGTTTCATTTCTTTAATATCTTTTTTGGTAAATTTCTTTTTAGTGGCTTTTTTCTTTTTCATTTCTTCCCCTCCAATCTCATTTTCCCGATCCAATAATCCCCGATACCGATTGCGTCGATGATGTTTGGATCTAGGTCTTTTAGTTTATAATTTTGTGCCACAAGTCTGCTAGTATTTTCTTTTGGATCGTTTGCTTTCCATTCCCGCGGTGTCACCATGTGAATTGGGATATTAGGCAAAGCTCTTTTCAAGGCGTTGTGTATCACGCCGCAAGCCATACCAAGTTTAATGAAATCTATTGTTCGTCGGACGCCATGTTTACCCGTGTTAGGAAATTCCATGATAACAGTATCACAGATATTTTCAGTAAAGGCTATTAGTCTAAATGCAACTTCAATCTGTCTCCCAATATCACTTAGCCGCTCAAGTATTTTATCCCATCCTGTTTGTGACTTTGTTTTAATAACTCCATAATCCACTATCTTACGCTTGTGGTCAACACAAGATAACACGGCCCACCCTGTGGCTTTAAGTGACGGATCAATTGCTAGGATGCGCATTATTCGGTTTCCTCTTCGGAAAGCATATCTTTAAAAATTTCATGTTCAGGATGCTTTTTTATAAGATATTCAAGAAATTCACCTGGAGTAAAAGATCCCTTTAGCGTGGTTTCATCGGTTTTATTCTTTATAAATTCCAACAGCTCTTCTGTTTTAAAGTAATCTGTTCCATGCTCTTGATCGTATTTACGACATTTTAGAATTTCTTTTTGTGTAAGATCTTTTTTCATTTCTTCACCTGTGGCTCGCGAAAAGAACTGAGTGATTGTATAATCCAATTTGCAAATTCAACTGCATCAGAATTTTCTAATAGAATTTGTCTATAAGTTTTTTCTATCGGGTTTAAGTCTATAATTTGCAAACATTCTGTTTTTAGGCGTTCGTGAGAGTATTGGTCATGACGCTCGATTAGCTCAAAGGAAAAAAGGTATCGCCCAATTTTTAAACTATTATTAGGTTTCATTTCTTCACCTGTGGTTGTGGTTGTGCTGGCGCAATACATTGTTGCAACTGTGGGCAACGTGCAAGGAAAGTTATATTAGCTGTGTTGATGCGTATTTGTTTGACCATCAGATAGCCTGAGTAAAGAACAAAGCCTAGGAATGCTGCGGAAAGAACTGCTAGGATATCTAGCCCAATTCTTTTCCCATAGTTTTTAATTTTGTATTTTGTTGTGTCGTTCATTTTTAGTTTCCTTTCTTTTTGCTGGTTAGTTCTATATCGCTAAAATCGGTTGTGATTCGCAAAACGTAGTTTTCATTTTCCAAAAAGAAATTTACAGTATAACCACTTTCTCCAAGACTTTCATATTCAGTATGAGTAAGTTTAATAAAACAATTTAGATTCTGTTCTTCCCAATTATTAAATATTGCTCCCTTGATTATTAAAGATCTAGCTAAGTTTTTATCGATCTTTTCTACAAGATTTTTAAGGTCCCTTCTTTCAAGTTTTTCAATTCTTTGTTTTAAGTCCATAGTATTTTCCCAAATTAAATCATTTTGCTTATCAAACATTTTCAAATCTCCCTTCTAATTTGTTTAGGTTGTGTTTTCGCTCGTACTGGTTCGAGTGTTGACCAAGTGTTGTAGGTATTGGTGGTTTCATCGGTTTTATTTATTATAAATTCCAACAGCTCTTCTGTTTTAAAGTAATCTGTTCCATGCTCTTGATCATATTTACGACACTTTAGAATTTCTTTTTGTTTAAGGTCTTTTTTCATTGTCCTATCTCCCAGTTTTCAGGGTCAGGCATTGGGGGTACATCATCATTTATCCCAAAAACTTCTTTAGCATCCTTGACTGTGGGACTATCAACTTTAGCTTTAGGACTACCTAGAAAATGAACCCTATTTGCTACTATCTGGGTACGCTGGCGTTGAAGACCGTTCTTATCATTCCACTTCATAGTTTCAAGCTTACCCTCAACCATACACATTGAACCTTTTGTTAGATACTTTTGACATGCTTCGGCTTGTGGACCCCATATACATATCTGGTGCCATTCAACATGAACTTGATTATTGTATTTTTCGCTAGTAGCTACCGAGAAATTACAAACTGGTTTATCTGATTTGGTGTACTTAATTTCGGGATCTTTTCCTAAATGACCAACTATTAGGACTCGATTGATACTTGGTGACATGACAACTCCTTGATTATTTCGATTTAAACACGTTAAGAATTAAACAAACACCTTTTACCTTACCTTCCCTACCATTCAACCTATTTTGATTTCAACCTTGGGCCTTTAAATCATAAATAAGGGGTATCGTAGGGTATGGTTAGTTCATTTTTTAACTAATTTCTTTTTCTTTGAGGGAGACCAGCCTGTTTTATGCAGTGTGCCATAAATGTAGACATCAGCCTTTTTCCCTGTTAGCCCTTTTTTCTTTGCTTCTTTCTTGAGGTTTAATTCTAATTTTTTTGGCATTTGATTTTCCTTTCTTGGTTTTTATTATTTTTCCAAATCTATAAGGCCATAAAGAACAAGTAGTGATAGAACAAAGTTTCACTTCAGATCTTGAGCCCATACAGCATTGTAGACAACAAACTCTAATTGCTTTGAAATGACCAACTATTAGGACTCGATTGATACTTGGTGACATGACAACTCCTTGATTATTTCGATTTAAACACGTTAAGAATTAAACAAACACCTTTTAC